GCACTTGGTGTGGTGGGGTATGTATGTGTCAATGGTTGGGTTCCAACCTGTTGAGTTGGGCTCCCATCACCCCAATCAACAAAGAAACTTGATAGTTTTAAAAATGATATTTCTATATCACCCGACGTATTATAAAAATTAACATCGTAAGGTGTTAATGTATCGGCAGAAAATAAGAAATTAGACAACACATCTTTTTGTAACATAAGACCATCAAACTCACTATAAAAACCAATATCGTTCATAGTTTGAGTGAACATAATTGGTATTGTTAAACCTGTTAAAAGTGATGTACCTCCCGTTCCTCCACTCAATATGTAAGACATACCTGAATACACACCAAAGGTTTGTGACCCACTGTCACCACTATAAGTTTCACCAAAAATATCTGTAGAAATATTTTCAGGGGATACTATTAAAAAATATTTTTCAGCTTCCATTATGGGTTTCCGTATTCATACCATTTTATAACATTAACCGAATCACCAACTCTTTGAAGAACAGGTGCTTGGTTTTGTTGTGGGATTTCTTTGTAAACTTGATATTCAAAGTTTGCAAAATCTAACTCAACTTTATAATAAAAATATTGTGATTTATTAAAATTAAATTTGTTATTTGCAGAAAAAGTAGATTGTGGTTCATTCATAAACCTTACAAATTGACCTGTCTTCGCATTAAAAAACTTAGCGGTCATATAAAACTCTGTAATATTTATAAAATCAGTTTCTTTTAACCAATATATAAAAAATCCTTCTTTGTCGGAACCTGTATAATCAAGTTTAAATTTTGGTTTTTTAACATTCACTTGTGTTTGATTGTTTAATGGACCTAAAAAACCAACTCTTGTTTGTCCTTGTTGTGTTGGTAATATTACACTAAAATATGCCTTTTGGTTTTCATTTGTTTTTGTGTCATAAAAATCCAATTTGAAAAAACTACCTTTGAATGAATTTGCAAAATAATATAATTCAGGGTCAGTAAATGTTGCATTATCATAGTCAACTGCCCAATCATTAGATGTTGCGGCAGTAACAGAAACGGTAGAATCTAAAAAATAAAATTCATAATTTATGTCTGTAACATTTGGTGTTTGCGAGTATTCTTTATTTGCGAATCTTGTAGTTTCAAAATCATCAATACCATTTATTAAATCTTGTAAAATATCAGTTTCAAATTGAACGATTCCATCGTTTCTACCACCCATGTCAAAAGTTATTTCAACCGGTATGTTAAAAGCCGTATCTTCTGAAGTTACACTAAACCTATAATAATTATTATTCACAATCGTCGTTAGTTATTTGTTGATATTCGTTTGAGAATACATTGTTATTTCTTCGAATAGGATATTGTAAAAATATACAATTTAAAAACGGATAATGAGCTCCGTTGATGAATGGGTTATTTACCCCAATCCCATCACTATCTATATATCCATAAGTATATAAATCTCTCCAATACCATTTGTTATTATATTCACTAAACCAAGAATACCCAGGTATATTGTCTACAGTGTCTTTTGTTCCATTTTCAATATAATCACTAAAAGCTCTAATGGGTATTGAATGGTGTGGGTTGTACAAATAACCATCAGGATAGTTTTGATTTCCCGTTGTTTGAAACAACAAATCGTTAAATGAATATTTGTGAATGGCTTTAGATAAAACATACTCTCTTTGTTCCATGTAGTTATATTCACAAAAATCTCCTAAAATTACATCACCTTGATTTAATATTTCATTATAATAAAATGTTTGTCCATTTAACGAATATGAATTTGTTGGTATATTATCTTTATTTAAACTATTGTTATGGTTCCACCATGTGTCCACTGAATTTTCTAAAAAATTAAAATTCCAACCTACGTCAATTCCGGTTTGTAGGCCATTTTGATTAACAAATGGTTTATTAAACCACCCCATATATCCTCTGTTTATAATTGTTAAAAACAACTCAGTTAATGGTTTTCCGTTGTTGTCTATGTAACCCCCTATTCTTACGTCTTTATCAAACGTGAAAGAAAATGTCTGAGCGTTATTTTTTACAGAAACTCTTTGTACTTGATTTGGTGTTAGTGCCGAATACTCTAATTTTTTATCTATTGCAAATGGGTTATTTTCAAATCCTGCTTTACTAATATTACATTGTTCACTGTTTTTGATAATCTTGTGTAATCTAACATAGTATATGGATTTTGTTTCTGCAGAATTAGCAGGTTCAGTTATTCTTTTAAGATTTCCAAAAACACCCGTTTGTATATCTAATGTTGGATATTTTAAATCATAAATTGTAAAAACTTTATTTTCTGAATCGATTGTTCCATCACCCAAAGAATAAACTTGAAATATAGTTTTATTATTAATTGGTGTCGATAATTCAACATATTGTCCAATTTGTAAATTGTGATTTGTACCACAATAAAAATAAACTAAAGATTTTCCATTAAATTTACCTGTCGTTAAAACATAAGGTATTCCGTCACCAGCAACAAACCCCCCATTGGTTACTCCAAACTTTTCATCAGTATATGACATTGTTTGTGCGGTTGTACTTGAAAACGCATAACTAACATAAAAAGACCAATTATACGTTGAAGCACTTTTAGGGACAAATGGTACATGTCCTGTAATACCGCTAAATCTTTGAATTGAGAACTCGTCAAACTGAGGGTTTCCTTCCCAAAAGTTTGAGTTGTTGGACGCATTACTTATTGCGTTTGTGTAATATAAATTATTTTTAAACGGTGTGTAAGATGTTTTACCGGTTAATGTATTATCAAATACATTTGTAATCTTACCAGCAAGTCTAAATTTATCACTCTCCTGTCTTTCTGTTTCAAAGAGCGTTTGTTGATTTACTAAGATACTTCTATCCCCTTCAATTAACTCTCTTCTATCACCAATTAATGGTGGTTGGAGCCAAACATCTTTATCTGTATTCCCAGCATACCTTTTGGACCCAATAACAATTCTTATTTCATTTTCGTTACTCATCTTGGTTCAATATATATGCTTTGATGTATCTGTTGATTGCACTTTTACCTTTGTTTAATCCAAAATAAAAATGATTAGGTCCTCCCACAATAAATGATTGTTGAGTACCTGCCGGCCAATTTGGATTTGATAAACCTTGTGGTGTTTGATTAAATATGTAACCTCTTCTTCCTGTTGTTGATGGGTTAAAGTATGGTGTAGTTGGAGGGTTAAAACTAAAGTTTTGGTATTTTTGATAATAAAAACTACCATTAGCCAAAACATCAGTAACCCAATCATTTGTGTCAGAACCAAAAATAGTTGAAGTTGTTGAAGATGACCACTGATATGTTGGGACTACTTGTGTGTTAGGGTAACCAAAATAATTTGTAAGGTTTGGTGCGAATGTTTGAATACCCGGACTTAGTGTTAATCTATTAATTGTATTTGAACTAAAGAAGATTCCCATTAAAGCGTCTCCCGTACCAATATACAACTCATTATCAGTGTAATTATCTTCATCAAACTCTTCAATTCCATACTCAGAGTTTATTGAAAACATTTGAGCTACATCACCATCTATTCTGTCTTCACTTCTTGAAAACATTCTGTTTATTGATGAATCACCCAAACCTAAAACTTGACCCCAAAAATTAGAGTTAATAAGTCTTGAAATAATAAACAACTGTAAAATTTCAGAAGTATCATTGTATGAAGTACTTTTGATTGTTTCAATCAAGTACCCTTCAAAATTAGGGTTAGTACATATTTCTTTTGTAAACTCATCTCTTGGTCCTAAGTCCATAATGGTGGTCGGGAAAAACAAATTTCTAACATTCATCCCTTTGAAGTTCGCGTCTTCAAATGTTGAACTTGTGATATTTAATTTTCTTGGTTTTTGTCCAATAAATTTACTTCCGTCATAAATAGCACCTCTATAAAACAATGAATTTGTGGTTCCTCTTGTATAAAATATAGGTCCTTGATATGGTCTTAATGTACTATCAGGACTACCACAAAACTTATATTTTTTTGGTTGTCCCGCAATGTTAAAAATTGTTTGTTTTTTCAATGAGAACATATATAAAGAACCATTGACCCAATTGTTTTGAAACACATGTGAAAATATTCCTCTACATGCAGCAAACACCATTCTAAATCTTGTTTTCCATTCAAAGAAATATGTAACATCTTTTGGTATTGAAACAAGTAATGGACTATCAACAAATTTGTAACATCCCCCTGACATTCTTTTTCCATTCGGATTTTCACTACATGGATTTTGAACTGAAAAAGATGTCCCACCGCCTTGGTAACATTTTAATACTGTCATGTTTTCACAGGAAAGTGATGCCAAAACTGTACTTGATATTTGACTCGGAGTGTCTCCTGTTATATCTTGAGCATTATTTGTAGTGTCATTAGGACCATTTGTTGATGGTGCCAATGAAGTACCACCATCTTCGTCTACTGTGTAGACCGCAAAGTTGTCGTTTAAAAATAAACTAAACGAGTTATTACCACTTAATTCTGTCGCACTTGATGTAGGTAGTCTATCAGACCTAAATACAATGTTAGAAGAGTTTGAAATGGAAATGTTCGATACTACCGAAGTGTGGTATGCTGGTGAATAAACTCTTGTGGTTGTTGTTGCAATGTTTATACTTGTTCCCGGAGTTGCGTTTGAAGCAATTAAAGTTCCACCTTCAATATTACCTTGAGCACTTAACACACCATTTGTCCATTGGAACGCCAATTTATTATTACCAACACTTGGTTGTATATTTGAATATACACCAGGTGTGGAAGTAAAATATGATAAAGTCACAGCGTCTGATGAATAAGCTTTAAATGTTTGTTGTGACTTATCTGTTGAGTTATAAAAGTAAGGTGAGTTGTTTGTAAATGCACTAAACAATGTACTATCAGGAGTAAAACCAAAAGGTGGGTGATATAATGACGCATTTGTATTATTTGAAACTAAATGTGATTCAGGCGTTTTATAATCATTAAACCAAGCTCCACTTCCTGAGTTTTGTTGTATTGGTACATTAAGATAATAACTACCTTCAATAACAGGACCCGAACCTAAGTTAAATCCAAATAATTTCGATAGGTCATATCTTATATTTTGTTTGTCGGTGTATGGGTCCGTACCTCTTGTTAAAAATATAATTTCATAGTTTGCAAAATTATCAATAAATTTGATTGGGAATACGTAGTCACATTGTTGTACTGGTGTACCATAACAGAATCTTTGTGTCTTTTTAAACAAATATTTGTTAAGTAATCCTCCCGTTGTGTTTGTTAATCCTGAAAACTGTGATACAGTACCTCCTGTGATAACTTGAAAATATTCAACCCCCGCAGGATATTTGTAATCTTTTCCATCTTCAGATATATTTAATTTCAAGTTTACAGTTTGTTGTAAACCTGCTTGATTAATGTAATTAACAGGAACTGTCACTAAACTTGTTGCGTTATATGGTGTAGTTCCCGTAATACTATTAGTATTAAACTGATTGGAATTAGTTATACCCGTTAAGTTGGGGTCATTTATTAAGTTGATGTCTTGGAATGTTAAAAGTTGTCCAGGTTGTAAACCGTTGAAAGTTCCACTATCAACAAATAACATCATAACACTATCGGTAAACGGTTGTGACGCATCTAATGTTGTTGTATTTGGAATGTTGTTTCTAACAGTTGTTTGAATTAAATTATCACCTTCAAAATATCTTTGTCTAATATTTGCTAAATTCAAAGATTGTGATAGTGTAACGTCATTCGCTAATACTTTTATTCCCCCTTGTGCCGGATATTCGGCAATTGGAGTTTTAACTAACTTATCATTATCATTTCCAAGATTTTGGAATTGGTAACCCGCCATCGCTTGGACAACTCCATTGTTAAAAGCGTCAGGGTCATTTGCCGAAGATGCTTGCGATGAGTTGTAAACACTATAAGAAGTTGTGGAATTTGTATTCGCTAAAGGACTATTATTTTCTGATGAAATTGCAACATTTGCACTTTGAGCGAATGAACTTTGACTACTATCTTCAGGAAGTGTTTCATCAGTACATGGGCAGGCCTCACAATCAGGATAAGACAACATGGGTAAAGAAATTCTTTTAAATATATTTTCTTTTCCTAATGGTTTAATTGATTGGGTTTTACAACCACCTTTAGGTCTTGCTCCAAATGTGATTGCACTTATCGCTAAACAAATACCATATATAACAACATTTATTACCCATATTAAAAGATTTATCAATATTCTTAATATTGGGTATATAAATGCAACAAAGTGTAAAATGATTATTAAAGTTATGAACGTAGGTGTAAGTAGTATTAAAAGTAGACTTAGTAAAAAGAACAAAAAGTCAAAATTTCTTACACCATCATTAACCGGAAATCTGTTTGTGGTGGTAGTACATCGTCTATCTGTAATTTCTTTTATACCTAAATGTCTACTTCTATTGAATCCCCACTTCCATCTATCTATAAAATTTGCAACTGTATAAACTTTATTGAAATTAAATTGATAAAACTTATCATTACAGTTTACAGCCTCTTGAATCATTTGTTGACCTATTGTCGTATTCACATCCCCATAATCATCCCAATCTAAACTAAATGCGTATGATTTTAATTGTGCGGTTACGTCTGTAGGCGCATTGATGTTAGATGTGGTCCATCCCCATTCTTTAACATTTGGAACCAAATAATCTGCTCTTAATACACTTGATTCCATTCCATCTTCATTCTGATATTGGATTCTAAATCTATATTTTCCTTTTGTTGGTATACCGACATTTGGGTCTGTTGATAGTACTTGTTCACCAAACTCGTTTGTTGTTACGTAGTCCAAATTCATTGGGACGTTTACTAACCAAGTACCGTTGTCATCAATTATTTTACCTCCTTCGGGTAGTGAATATTGTTCTAATGCCGGTCTACCGTTTACATCATAATTTATTGTTTGTCTAATTGCTAATATTCTTCCTTGCCCTGTGACTAAATCACATAAATTACCGGAGTCTTTTTTAGGTTTACAATTTGATTTTAAAAAGTCTTCTTCACTTGTTGAAAACAATGAACCCATAAAAACGGCTTGAGGTGTAATTTCAATCCCTAAATCTCTTAAATCAAAATCAACTCTTGTTATTCCAACATTACAAATGTTTTCTTCACCCCAGAAAGATGCAACGTCTATATCTTTTTTTTGATTTACTATTTGAGGTAGTGAGTCTAAATCTGTCGATGATTTAAATTGGTCCCCATCAAATTGTTCTGTAGTTCCCCGACCTAATCTTATTAAGTCTGAAGGTCTAAGTGAAAAACAACCGATGTTTGATAAGTCTAAATCTAGTATTGCGGTTTGAATACCTAACGGTACACCAATAATCATAAAGTCACCACTTTCATTAGTTTTTACAGTGTACTTATAATACTTTTCATAAACTTCTAAAACTTCATTTCTTGTTAAAACATCCTCCACATCAGGAAATGTACCAGTCGGACTATGACCACCATACTCTTTAACATATGGTAATAAGTTATATCTATAACCATCTTCGTTTTTTTGGTCAGGTCTTTTATAAGGGTATAATGTGGATATAATTGGGTCGTTTTCGTCAATAGCATCCAATGGAACAAAAATAGATACATTTGCGTTTGGAACACCGTACCCACCATTAACAACAACTCTACCTGCAACAACACCGTAGTCGGCACAAAATCTTGTATATACATCTTCTTGTCTTAACTTTAAAGATAGTATCTCTAAAAAGTCAAAATCCTGTGTTACGTTAATTCTTAGATTTTGGTCTTTTGTTGGTTGAGCCTTTAGTCTATATGTTTTGGTCATTTACTGTTTTAAAATAAATAGATAATTTAGGTTTTTTATTTAAAACTAATAACCTTAAAAATAAAATAAATGATTTAGTAGAAGTCTACGGTTCTTAGTTGTTTTACCCTTACATTAATATCTCTAGAATCAAATCTGATTTGATATATTTGGTCTGGTTCGGCAAATAAGGTGTCGTCAATTAATAAAATTTCTTTGGTTTCCGCATCGGCGTACCTTTGAGATGTTTCAGATGACGAATATTGACCCCCTGTTCTGTTATATATTTTCAAATCTGTTAATGTATTAACACCTGCAACGTCTTGTATTAATCTTCTAATATCAGAAACGTTTACATTTTGACCTAAATCTCTGTTTTGCGGATTCATGTAAGTTGATACTTGGTCAATAATTTGAGTAATTATTTGACTTTGAGCGGTATTATTTTCGATTACAACAGATATTTCAAACTCTAAATCTATTACCTTTGCGACATCAATTGATATGTAGTCATTTATCATTCTATACTTAGACAAATAGGTTGCCAAGTTTGTTTTAATTGCGTTTGGAACTGTTTGTGTTAGATTCCCGTCTGAATCATATGATAAAATTTGTACAGTAACTTTGTTATTATTTTCTGTAATCGCGACTTTGGCAGGTGCCCCAAATTTACCTGGCATTGTATCGATTAAAGATTTATAGTCATTAACTGTCACCGCTCTTTTTTGTGCCGCAAAGTTAAAACTAACCATGTTTCTTGCCTCTTCAATTGTTGGTTGGTTTGCTCCTCCAACCGCACTTGTTACATTATTAATTTTTAATGATTGTACAACACTTTGATTGATTTGTGATGATGGTCCGTTTACCGCTAAATTAACTAATCCAACTTGGTTGATTGAACCAACACCAACATTTGATGCAGTTCCTCCACCTACTCGGTACTGAACAAATAGTGTTGTGTTAGGTGTTACTGTAAGTCCCAATCCGATATTATTTTGATAATTTTGTATTTTTAATGGGGTTCCAAGATTTGCAAATTGTTGAAGTTGTTGATTTGGTGTTGTCGTTGCTGCCCCAAATTGTACCTTCATATAACTTTCGGGTGTGTATTCTGTTATAAATCTGTTGTCAGTTTTTATATATTGACCAACTTTAACGCCAGCATTGTCTATTGGTTTTGTGGGGTCCTCAATAAAAACTGTGTCTTCCGCCAATGCGTCAACTTCATACCATTTGTTCTGTGATGTTATAAATTCAGCATTTGTTGGGGTTGATTGGTATTGTGTTCCGTCTTTTTGTATGATTGTTGTAACAGACAAAACATTCTTTTCAGGTAAAAAGAAACTATAGAAAGGAACTACGTCTGCAGCATTTACAACTTGTTTATATATTTTAGTAACACCATTAACAACAACTTCTCTTTTAGTTATTATATAACTTGTTATTTTATTATTGTTGTCAAAAACAGGGGTTTTGGTTCTATTATTTACCCCTTCGTTGTTATATTGTGTAGAAAAATCAACATCATAGACTGTTTCAAATGTTTGCCCTCCACCATTAAACTGAGCCCCCGCTCTTAAAATACCTAAGTATCTTGAATCTTCATTGTCACCAAATGCCGGAACTTGTATTGATATTTCCACAAGAGCAACTGAAGGTCTAAATCCCGGTATTTTCAAACCATAGGTTCTTGCAATATTAAAAATAGAAGACCTTTGTTGTGCATATTGTAAGACAGTTTCTTGAATACTTCTATCGATATGAAAATGTAAATTATCTCCAATCGCAGCATTTAAATCCATCAAAACTGAAAAGATTGAAGCGTCATTAAAATTTTGAATTATTTCAGGATAATACTGTTGGGTATAGTTGATTAAGTCCTTTCTTAGACTTTCAAAATCCCTACTTGTATAATTAATTTTTTGAGTTGCCATAATTATATGTTAATTATTATAAATTCTCTTGAACCAAACGAGTTGTTGTCGTCCGTATAATCTATTGTAAGTTTAGCTGTGTATTCTTGAGTTGCTCTACCAGGTATTCTATATATATCACTTGTTCCTAATAACTCTTGGTTAATGTCACCTGGAGCCTCATCTGATTGTAAATATGGAACCACTTTAATTTCATTTATAGTTAAATTTGGTATGTACTTGTCAACCTGTTGTTGTATTTCAGATTTGATTCCGTCAAACGTTTCACCATCCAAAGGGTCAAAAATAAATTCATATATACGTGTTCCAAAATCAGGATTATAATATCTACTACCTCTTGCGGTTAATATCAAATGTAAAAGGTCTGCCCGTATCTCATCACCAGCATTTTCGGTTAAATCAAAATAATAAGATTTTGGACTATCCCTAAAGGGAAAATTAACACCATAAGTTCTTCCATCTGCCATATTACATAAATATAATATCCAACATTTTTAGTTAAATAGATATAAATAAAAAATCCGAGTATAACTCGGATTAATTTTTAAGAAGAACAACCAAAACAATCAAAGTCTGAATTAGTTGGTTTTGGTGGAAGATTCATATATGAATAATCTACTTTTGGTTCAACCGGTGAAACTTTTGGTTTTTCCTTTTTTGTAACATCTAAAGCCAAGTGTTTTGCTCCTGTTGAAATGGCCTTTGTTCTTACATAATAACAAAGAGTCTTTAGACCTTTTTCCCATCCATAAAAATGTGAAGATGTTATTTTAGAAAGTGTTGGGTTAGACATGTAAATATTCATAGATTGTGATTGGTCAATAAACGGAGCTCTTTCGGCAGCCATGTCAATCAATTCTCTTTGTGAAATTTCCCAAATTGTTTTGTATTTTGGAATCAAATGTTCAATTCTTTTAACCTTTCTATTATAACCTTTTTCTTCAGTATCTAAGTAATTGTTGAAATTAATATTTTGAATTGAACCTTCATTCATAATAATTTCATTTTTTAAATCCTCGGACCAAATTCCAATTTTTTCAAAGTCGTTGATTAGGTATTTGTTTACAATCATAATTTCACCTCCAACAACACGTCTATTAAATAAAGCCGAATGTGCGGGTTCTGTCATTTCGAATGAACCTGTAATTTTGGCGGAAGATGCTACAGGCATTTGAGCGGTGAATAATGAATTACACACCCCATAAGTCATCACGTCTTCTTTCAAGGTTTTCCAATCCATAAACAAATCTTCTTCAGAGAGTCCCCACATATCAAATTGAAAAATCCCTTGTGACATAGGTGAACCTTTGAAAAACTCATATGGGGTTCTCAAACCTTTTTTACACAAGTCATTACTTTCAAGAATAGCCGCGTAATAGATTGTTTCAAAAATGTTTTTATTTAATTTTTTAGCCTCAGGTGAGGTAAATATGTAATCCATTAAATAAAATACATCAGCCAATCCTTGTGTTCCAATTGCAATTGCTCTTTGTTCTAAACCACCTCTATGACCTTTTTCAGTAGAATAGTTATTTTTATCAATAACATTATTTAATGCTCTAACAACTTTTCTAACTTCACTTATTAATAAAGAATAATCAAACTGTCCGTCTTTGATATAATTTTTTAACACTATTGAAGACAAAGTACAAATTGCTGTGGTCTTTTCATCTGTATATTGGTAAATCTCATTACATAGGTTAGACTGTTTAATTACTCCAATATTTTGGTGGTTAGTTTTTTTGTTTGCACTATCTTTAGAACATAAATAAGGAACTCCCGTTTCTACTTGAGACTCAATAATTTTAGTCCAAATGTCTTGTGCTTTAACTTTTTTACCAAGACCCATACTAACTGCCGTGTTATACACTTCTTCGTATTCATCTCCAAAACATTCTTGTAATGCCTTTAGTCCTGCCTTTTTAATATCATTAGGACAGAATAAATACCAATCGGCGTTGTTCTTAACCGCATTCATAAAGTTGTCAGGAATCCAAAGTGCTGTAAATAAATCACGAGCTCTTAGTTCTTCGGCTCCTGTGTTCTTTTTAATATCTAATAAATCAAATATGTCTTTGTGCCAAGGTTCAAGATATATTGCCGCACTACCCGGTCTTCTACCTTGTTGATTAAAAAATCTTAAAGACTCATTAACGATTTTTAAATATTTTAACAATCCCCCTGCGTAACCACCTGAACTTGAAATTCTACTTTCTTTACTTCTTATGTTAGACATTGAAAGTCCAATCCCGGCAGCATCCGATGAATAAGTTGAAATATCATTCATTGTATTTAACAATCCTTCTCTTGAGTCTGAATCGTTGTAGTGTAAAACACAAGACGCAAGTTGTGGTGTTTTGGTGCCAGAGTTAATCATAATTGGTGTTGCTGGTGAAATAAGTTGAGTCGATAAAGAGTTATAATACTCTAACGCATCTTCTAATGTATTAGTAACCCATATCGCAACTCTCATATACATATGTTGTGGTCGTTCAACAACTTTACCATTTGGTCTTTTTAACAAATACATTTCTTGTAATGACCTCCAAGCAAAATAATCAAAGTTATAATCGTTGTCATGTTTAATTGCAACGTCGACAGTATCTTCACCGTAATATTCAATTCGTTTAATTAATTCTTCATTAACAACTCCATCCTCGTAAAGTAATCTCATAGTCTTTGAAAAACTTTCATCAGTTTCTTTATGATATGAAGATATTGCAACCGACGAAGCCATTCTTGAATAGTCGTGATGACTTCCTGTATAGGCTGCCGCAATCTCATAAATTAACTTATCAAGTTCTTTAGTTGTTACTTCCCCCTCAGTCGGAACCGATGTGATTACTTTAATAAAAATTTCATCTGAGTTTACGTTCAAACCTTTTGCTGAACGTTTTACTCTGTTATAAATTTTTTGTGGATTGAACGCCACGTTCTCTCCATTTCTTTTTGTTATTTTTAATGACATATTAATAAATTTAAAAATCTTCTGTGAATGTTATAGTTTCGTTTAACTTTGCTTTTTGGTATTCCATTGTTCTCGATTCAAAGAAATTACCTTTTGTTTCAACCGCAATTTGTTCCATGAATTTAAATGGTTGTTCAACATTAAATTCTTTACTACAACCCATCTTAACCAATAAACCATCAACAACAAACTCTAAGTATTGTTTCATTAGATTAGAGTTCATACCGATTAAAGATACTGGAAGTGATTCAGTGATAAATTCTTTTTCAATTTCTAATGCTGAAAGTAGAATTTCTTTGATTCTTTTTTCTGATGGTCTTTCTTCTAAGTGGTTATTTAATAAGTGAATTGCAAAATCACAATGTAAATTTTCATCTTTAAAGATAAGTGAATTAGCATTACATAATCCTTGCATAATACCTCTTGATTTCATCCAAAAAATAGAACAAAAAGAACCTGAAAAGAAAATACCTTCAACGGCAGCAAACGCAACTAACCTTTCGGCAAATGACGCCTTTTCAATCCATTCTAATGCCCATTTAGCTTTCTTTTGAACAGCCGGTAATCTATCAATCGCATTGAAACATTCGTCCTTTTCTTTAGCGTTTGAGATATACGTATCAATCAATAATGAATACATTAATGAGTGAATGTTTTCCATAGCCAATTGAAACCCGTAGAAAAATTTAGCTTCAGGATATTGAACTTCACGATAAAAGTTTTCAGCCAAGTTTTCATTCACAATACCATCTGACGCCGCGAAAAATGACAGTACATTCTTAATGAAGAATTTTTCATTTTCTGTCAAATTTTCCCAATCTCTGATGTCATTTGTTAAATCGACTTCTTCTGCTGTCCAAAATGCAGCTTGGTGTTGTTTGTAAAATTCCCATATATCATTGTGTTCAATTGGGAAGATGACGAACCGACCAGGATTTTCTGTTAATATTTTTTCCATAATTTTTAATTAATTTAAGATTGTTGTTCTTTTTGCTTTTTCTTTTCTAAAAGCTCTTTGATTCTATTTTTGTTTCTTTCTTCTTTTTGTTCTTCCAAACCTAAGAAAGTCATACTTTGTTCTGTGTCTATTTCTAACATTCCGTTGTCAAATTTACAGTTTTCAAAAACAACACCGTCTTTACCAATTCTTGATTTGGTAATGGCGATTGTTGCCAAATTCATTTCTTTCTGTTGTAGACTCTTGGCCACTGTAATGATTACGTGACCTACCTGAGCCTTTTTAATTGACCCACCCATTTGGTCTGTTGTAACCACTTCTGACGAAATCGAATTACGATTTCCTTGTGTTGCGGTCCAACCTGCGATGTCCAACTCATGACACATAGCCTCAAACCCTCTCATTACTGAACCTTCACTTTTCCATTCATCACCCAACATCTTGTCAGGAACAACACAGTCGATGTAATCTAAAATAATCATATCGACTCTAGTTCCTTCAGCCATCATCTTTCTAACCTGATTTTTGATTTGATTCATAGTCACAGTATCGGAAGGTAGTTTTTTAATAATTAACTTATTTTTCATAGTTTCCTTAATGTGTTTTACCTTCGCCATAACTTCATCTCTATATTCAGACATGTCATCAGGATGAATCCCGGTCCAAAGCGTAAAGTGTTTTCTTTGGATAATTTTTGGGTTGTCTTCAAAAAATATTTGAAGAACGTTGTATCCCAAGTTGAATGCGTGGTTTGCAATTTTTGTAGTGAAAGTTGACTTACCAACACCCGTTGGTGCCAAAATAACACCAATCTCTCCCTTAGCTAAACCACCTTTCAATAGGTTGTCAATACCCGCAACCCCAATTGGAATTGGGTGTCTGTAATCGTCGTTTAGAACCTCTTCAAGGTTGAAGAAAACGTCGGTTGTTCCTTTATCGACCTCACCAACTTGTAATGCTCCTCTTACCATTTCTTCTAAGTGGTCATAACTTTCAAAATCACCCTTATCGATAATTGATTGTGCTTTAGTCATAACCTTCTGTAATTCTTGTTGTTTACAGAATTTTAATGACTTTTCTTGAACAAATAATGAACCGTCATCAGACACATCTTTTACTTGTTGTAATGTATCCAAAACGCTCTTTTGAGCCATCGGAGAAGATATTTCTGACTTTGTAAGTTGTTCTAATGTATCAAATGTTGGAGTATGTTCATACTTTGAATAGAACTCCTTAATCATTTGACAAATAATACGAAAATATTGGTTGTCAAAATAGTGTGGGTCAATAACTTCAAGAATGGAATTTGAGAAATCTTTATATAAAATAATATTGTTTAATAATTGAATTTGAAAAGTATTTCCTAAGTATCCGAAGTTTTTTTTGTCTGACATATTCTGTATTTTTTTTTCTTTGTATATGATAAATATGACTAAGCCAACGAATAATTAAGGTAATTATAAGATAAATTTTTATCTGAAAAAATGTCAGTTAAGTCTTTTAATATCGTTTTTATCGTTGGTCGTATATCCAGGGTATATCTAGCCTTTGGTGGGTATACTTTAGCGTCGATGATGGTATGACAAATTGTCTCATTTCCAATTCGAATAATCAAATTAAAAACTTCCGGACCATCAGTATTTGATGTGTCTAAGATAGATGGGTCTTCTTCAATTTGGAACCGATTTTCCAACATATAGAAAACTGATTTGTTTCTTAGTTTTGTTTTTAACTCTTCTGACAATGATTTCATGTAGTTCAATAACTCAATACTATTTTTAGCCTTTTGGTTAATGTTTCTTACATTGAAAAAACGTTGTACGACGAAGTTGTCATTT